GCTTCAGGCATATTAACAGATTCTTCATATGTACAATTTGCAAATAAAGGTATTGCAACTATTGATATAGGATTTCCTATGCGTTATTCACATTCTTCAAGAGAAGTTTGCAATTTAAATGATCTTATTGATTTAAAAAATCTTATCATAACTGCTATAAATAAAATTGATAAAAATTTTAAACTTATAAGGTAGTTATTTATGTCAGAAAAATATTTCCTTGGAATAGACATTGGCACATATGAAACAAAGGGTGTTATTGTAAATAAAAATGGAGAAATAATTTCTCAAGCAGCAAGAAAGCACGAAATGATTGTTCCACAGAGCGGATGGGCTGAACACAGACCAGTCGAGGATTGGTGGGGTGATTTCACTTATGTATCTAATAAATTAATTAAAGATTCAAAATGTAATCCAAAAGATATCCTTGCTGTATCAGCTAGTACCATTGGGCCTTGTATGTTGCCTTTGGATAAAGAAGGTGAGCCCTTGATGAATGCAGTATTATATGGTGTTGATACAACAATAATTGACCTTGAAGGCAATTTAATTAAACCCTCTGGTGCTGAATTTATAAGAAGAGAAGTAATTGTTGCTGATTTAATTACAGATGGAGGAAACCCACAAAATTTGGTAGGTCAAACAATATTTAAAAGTGATGATCTACAAACAAATGCATCTGTTTCTGAAGTAGAAATATTTAACAGAGATGATAAATCATACTATAAAATGTCTCTATTTGTTGGATTTAGTGATAGAGATTTAATTCAAGGTATATTTACTGTTAATCCTAATACAAAAGTATTAAATACTGTATCCCCTAGTTCATCAATTATTTCTGTTGACTCAACAGTTGGATTTGGGACAACAGGAACTATCATCAGTGGTAATAATACTATAGATTACACTGATAAATCAATCAATCAATTTTTTAATTGTAGTGGAATAACTAATCAAATCAATACTGCTGATGATATTAGATTAAATAGTAGCATTTTTGGATATGAAAATGGAGATTTATCAAAGAAAGTAGAGTTAAGAATAACAGGTGTATTGAATAATTTAGTAGTTGATGATAATGTTACATCAGTAAACGAAGGTGAAAATATATTTGTTAAGCATTTAGGTCAAAAAATATTTAATAATGGCGTAACTTATAAGGAAAATTTTGCAAATTCGTGGATTTATAATACAAGTTCTAGATTTAATGTTAATATACAAAATACTGGTGCTGGTCTTGGTAATATTAAATTAGATACTTTAATTGATAAGTCATCTATTAAAGTTGGTGATGAATTTCAGGTTCTTAGAAGGGGTCAAAAAGTCGTTAGTGAGGGTACATTTAATGTTCAGTCAGCTGTATCTGATGATGATATAATAACCACTGCGAATTTATCATTTACACCAGTTGAGGGGCAGGATTACGATATCCGTAGAGTAGTTGAAAAGGCAACAAGTACAAAAATTGATATTAGAGAGGGAAATGAAGAAATCATATCTAATGTACTTAATGTTTACACTGATGGTGATATCGAAGGTTATGTTGCATCAAATTCACTACCCGATTTTAATATAGATGATGATATTATTAGAGAAACATTGGTAGGTATTGCGAATACATCTTTTAGATTCTCTTTTGATCGTGATAGTCAAGATACCACAACTGGATTATTTAATTATATACAATTTTATTTCGACACAAATAGAGATATTAAATTTATACAGGGAGATGCTGTTGTTTACAATTCAATCAAAGATCCTAATGCTGAAAATCAAACAGATCCATTAGGTGGTAACTACAGTCCAACTCATGCTACTGACCCATCAGAGGTTGCACCAGGTTTATCAGATGGTCAAATATACTATGTAAATCCAATAGCAGCAAACGTTGGGTCGAACATTAGTAAATTAGCTCTTTACCTTTCTAGGGCACAAGTAGGATCTGCAAGCACGGTGCAAGTTGGTTTAGGGGTTTCACAAAAAGATTTACACTCCTTTACCTTATTAAAACAACACGGTAAAAAAATAAGTGCAAACAAAATATTAAGAAGATTTCCTTTATCACAAAGTTTATTTGATTCATCTACGAATGATGAAAATGTAACTGATATTGGTATTCTGAAGAATGGAGTTGAAGTAAGATCTCCAGTATCAGATGATTTTGTTAGTTATGGACCTTTATCTAGTATTAATCTAATAAATGGTGGAGAGGATTATGACATTATTAATCCACCAAAAATATTAATAGAAACAGGTTTAGGTAATACTGCGTTTGCAGAACCCATTATAAGTGGTTCAGTTAAACAAGTTATTATTGATCCACAAGATTTTGATGTAAAATCAGTAAAGAGTATATCATTAACTGGTGGAAATGGAAATGGATGTGAATTAGAAGCAGTTACTGGTACTCGATTTAGAGAATTACCATTTGATAGTAGAAATTTATTTTTTGGTGGTAGTCTTGATATTGTAAATGAAACAATAACCTTTGAGACTGATCATAATTTAGAAGATGGTCAAATTGTTTATTATTTGAATAATGGTAATTCTTCTCTGGGTATTGGTTCAGCGTTTGATAATAATCTAAACACCATAGAAGGAACACTTGCAAACGGTGATCCATATTTTGTAAGTGTTATTAATCCTCAAACAATTAGAATTTACGAAACACAAAATGATGCATTAAGTGGAGTAAACACAATAGGAATAGCAACTGATACTGCAGCTGCTGGAATTCACATTTTTAGAACAGAAACAAAAAATACAATAAACAATATTAAAGTATTAAATTCAGGTGAAGGATATGAATATAGAAAACTACGTGTTAAACCATCAGGAATATCTACTTCATTCAATACTATAAACTTTAAAGATCATGGATTCAAGCATGGTGATTTAATTAATTATTCGCCAACTGTTGGTCTTGGATCAACCACACCACAATCAATTCAAGGATTAACAACTACATCGTCTTATTATGTTTCTAAAGTCGATGATCATACGTTTAAGTTATCAAATGCAGGAATAGGTGGAACTTCTACATCTGATTTTGACAGAGGTAAAATTGTTAATTTATCATCAACTGGAACTGGTTATCAAACGTTTAAGTATCCTGATATCAAAGTTAATATTGAAGTTTTATATACAGGTTCGGTAACTGGTTCATTTACTATCACACCAGTTGTTACAGGTTCATTAACTGGTGCTTACTTGTATGAAGAGGGAACAGATTATGGTTCTAAAATATTAAATAACATATCCAATCCAAATGTCACCATAGAATCTGGAAGTTCAGCGTCTATTACACCAATAATTCAGAATGGTAAAGTGGTGAATGTTGTTGTATCTGATCAAGGAAGAGGATATAATTCTTCACCTGATATAAAAATAACATCATCTGGAAAGGGTGCAGGTGCCGTTGTAAGACCTGTTATAGAGAATGGTAAGTTAGTAGATGCTGTAATTATCAGTAGCGGTATAGGATACAGTCAAGGGGATACTAATGTAGATGTTATAACCAGAGGTATAAGAGGTTCATTTGATACTTCAGTAAGAAAATTACAACTTAATGAACAGTTTAGAGAAGGAGATACAATTTTAGTACCGAGAGATAATTTTTTAAGTTTTAATATAATTGGTATTAATCAATCACTCTTAGAAAACTTAGAATTCGATACTTATAATACTTTACCTAGTGGAGAATTTAATCAAGTAACAAAACACTCATCAATTATAGGATGGGCATATGATGGTGTTCCAATTTATGGTCCGTTTGGATATTCAGAACCAAATAATATAAATTCACCGATACGTATATTAGAATCTTCATACATTAAAAATATATCCAGTGTTCAGAATAGACCTTCTGGATTTGATGAGGGATTCTTTATTAATGATTACATCTTTAATAATTCTGGAGATTTAGATATTCATAATGGAAGATTTTGTAAAACACCAGAATTTCCAAATGGAATCTACGCTTACTTTGCAACTGTAGAAAAAAGTAATATTGATGGTAAAATTGTTGGTAAATATCCATACTTCATAGGTAAAACATTTAGATTACCGTTAATTCAAGATAATCTTAAATTGGATCATAATTTTGAATTTAATAATTCTAAATTAGTAAGAAATACATATCCATATAACATCGGAGAAAAATTTGCTGAATATGATTTTCTTACAGAATCTAATGAATTTATCAGACAAATCACACAAGTAGAATCTGTATCTAAGGGTGAAATAGAAACTATATCAATTCTGAATCCAGGTGCAGATTATAAAGTTGGTGATCTTACCTCTTTTGACGATACCGATACAAATGGTTTAGGATTTAAAGCAGAAGTAAGTGAATTAGTTGGTTTAGGTGTTTCTAGCATACAAACAGAGTTGACTAGATTTGAAGATTTAGTATTTACATGGTCAAACGACAAAACAGTTACAGCAGGTATATCAACATATATTGAATTAAATAATGAAGATTTTGTGTTTGTTTCAGGTTTAAGCACATCAATCCAAAATTTAACTGATTCATTCTCTATTGGAGTTTCTACTTCTCGTGTTTCTTTAGCCAAAACCACAAACTTTGTAGCATCTGGTTTAGTTGCAGTTGAAGATATTTTTGTTAATAAATTGCCAGAAGATATATTACCTAATAATACGTTAAGACTTGGTTCTGGCAATACGGTTAATGATGAAATTGTAACTGTGTTGAATGCGTATAAACAACAAAAAATAATTCGTGTATTGAGAAATACTGGAATTGCACATACTTTTGGATCGAACGTTGATTTATTGAATAATAGAGTTTCAATACCAGTTAAAACAAAGAAATTCGATTCTCAATTAAATGATGTAGTTTATTTTAATGCCCCTCAATCAATTGGAGTTGGTACAGATGGTGATTCAATAAGCACAAGTTATCAAATTGGAGAAACCATTAAATCAATATCCATACCTAATAGGCAAATATATTTACCTAATCATCCATTTGTCACAGGACAAAAAGTAAAACTTAATGTTCCAGCAGTTTCAAATAGACAATTAGACGTTGCAAATACAGATGATCCTAGTGATACTAATAATAATTTTTCAATACCATACGATTCAAGTGATGTTTCAATAGATTTATTTGTCATTAAAAAAAGTGAAAATTATATTGGTCTATCAACAGTTAGTGTTGGTAGTACAGGAGAAGGTCTATACTTCAAATCAAATGGAAGTTCTGTTACAGGTATAAACACACATCTGTATAATCTATCATCACAATTTAATCAAGTCACGGGTGATATTGATAAAATAGTTAGCACTGTAACAACAAAGGTTTCCGCAGCGAATACAACAACTCATGGTTTACAAAATGGTGATGTTGTTTCTATAAATGTAATTCCGAATCAAACTGTTGGTATTGGTGCAACAACTCCAATTGAAGTAAATTATAATCATGAATTTGAGAAATTATTAATAAATCCAATAGAATTTACAAATACAAATGTAGAGGTTAATAGAATAAACATTGAAAATCATGGTTTTAATACTGGTGACAAAGTATTCTACGAGGGTAATGCTGGTTTAGGTACAGGCACATATTTTGTTAATAAAATTAATAGTAGATTTTTCCAATTAGCAGAAACATATAATGATTTATTTGCAAATCCAATAAGATTAATCGAATTAACAAATAATAGTGGTGGAAGTAAACAAAGTATTGCACCTATAAATCCACAAATTAAGGTTTATAAAAATTCTAAGATTAAATTTGGTTTATCTACTACAACACTTGCAGGGTTTGATTTTAAAATTTTCTATGATAATGGTAAAAATGAATTCAATAGTTCTCAAGATTCGACATTATTCAATGTTGGTACAGCAGGTACTGTTGGGATTGGAACAGAAACAGGTGGTATTGTAGATGCTTCATTAACTTTAGAACCCACTACATCAACACCCTTAGTGTTATATTATGGAATAACAAAAGGTGGTTTTATTAGCACATCAGATAATGAGGTACAAAATCATTCACAAATTATTTTCTTAGATAGTATTTACAATGGCGATTATAAAATATCTGATGTAACACCTGAAACATTTAATTTTTCACCAAAAGTTCCTGAATTTTTAACTTATAATGAAAATGATTGCGAAAAACTTGAATATTCAACCAAATCAACTAAAGTTAAAGGTCCAATTAAAAAATTTAAGATATTATCTAAAGGATTTAATTATAAAAAAGTTCCTTTATTTAAAGAAGTAATTTCTGAAGAGGGTGTAAATGCCAATTTAGTTGTTGAATCTAAAAATATTGGTAAAATTAAAAAAGTAAGAGTTCTTGATATTGGATATGAATATTCTGCTGATAAAACTTTACAACCAGAAGTTTATATACCATCAATTTTAAATGTAGATAATTTGGATACATTATCTAAAATTGAAGTTGTCAACGGTGGTTCAGACTATACAACACCACCTAATTTAATTCTCTTTAATCCAACTTTAAATAAAATAGTTGACACTGGTTCATTACAAGCAGATCTTCCCAATCAAACTATTTCTAATGTCAATTTACTTGGTCCAATAAATGGATTAGACTCTGTTCAGCATAAAATATTTGCAATCAATAATTCTAATGGGATAGGTATTAACTCAATACAAAGCAGTTCTGGTGGAATAGTTACTTGTTTCATGCAAACACCATTTGATGGATTTGTTGATCCTCAACCATTTGAGGTAGGAGATGAGATTTATGTTGAGGGTATACAAAGACTTGGAGAAGCAGGATCACTTACTGAGCAAGATGGTGTATCAGGTGGTGAAGTATTAGGAGAGGGATTCAATTCTGAAAATTATAATTACTCATTCTTTAAGGTTATAGATTACATACCTGGTAGTAATACTGTACTAACATTTAGTGTTGCTGGAGTAACTACAAATCCAGGTAT